TGCTGTTATCATTCAACATCTGGAGGAGGAAAGGAATACACCCAGTGAAAAACGTATTAGAATGTCTTCAATCGGCAAGCCAGACCGTAAAATCTGGATGGAACTTAACGGTCCAAAGGTGGAAAGAGCGTATCAACCATCTACTCTCATCAAGTTTCTCTATGGTTCGATCATTGAAGAACTGGTTATCTTCCTTACGAAAGAGGCTGGTCACTCAGTACAGGAACCGCAGAAACAGTGCGAGATATTGGGAATAAAGGGACATCTTGATTGTAAGATTGATGGAGAAGTGGTAGATATTAAATCTGCCAGTGATTTTGCTTTCAGAAAATTCAAGACCGGATCAATAGAGTATGATGATCCTTTTGGTTATATAGCACAGGTCAGTGCATATGCTGAAGCAGAGGGTAAAGATGTTGGATATCTTCTGGCAATGAATAAAGTTTCTGGAGAGATAGTATTACTTGAGCTTGATGACATGACACTGATCAATGCCACAGAGCGTATTAAAGATGTCAAGAAGATAGCAAAGAGTTCAAGTATGCCAGACTTCTGTTACCTGCCAGAACCGGAAGGCAAGTCAGGAAACATGAAGATTGCCAGAGATTGTGTCTATTGTGATTATAAGTGGACTTGCTTCCCTGACATGAGAGTGTTCAGATATCAGGAAGGATTTAAATATTTAACAACGGTGGAGAAAGAACCTAAAGTTCCTGAAATAACAGATAGTATGAGAGGATAAAATGTCTCACTTCGTAAGGCATGAGCCTTGCCCTGAGTGTGGTAGTAAAAATAACGTAGGAGTATATTCAAACGGATACAAACAATGTTATAGTGAAGATTGTCATTATAAAATTATGCCCGATTCAAATTATGAGGAAGAAGAATACATTATGACAACAACAAGGGCTGTAAGCACAGGTACAATTAAAGCCATACCCGATAGAAAGATCGAAGAGGATACCTGTAGGCGTTATGGAGCCATGCTCAATGGAACAAAGCACTTCTATCCCTACTACAACAGGGAAGGAGAACATATAGCCAACAAGGTCAGGAATACAGAGAACAAGACGTTCTTCTCTGAGGGTGACATCAAGGGTGCTATGCTGTTTGGACAGAAGTCCTTTCAAGAGGGCGGCAAGTATGTCACGATCTGTGAAGGGGAGATAGATGCCATGTCTGCCTACCAGCTAATGGGCAGCAAATGGCCGGTGGTATCCATTCGTAATGGTGCTGCTGCTGCCACCAAAGATATTACAGATAATTATGATTTCCTCACATCCTTTGAGAATATAGTTATTTGTTTTGATAATGATGATGCTGGTCGTAAATCATCCACCAGAGTGGCAGAAATGCTGTCTCCCAAAGCAAAGGTGATGTCACTCCAGTATAAAGATGCCAATGAGTATCTTATGAACAATAAGAAGAATCAGTTTGTGCAGGACTGGTGGGCTGCAAAGACCTATACCCCAGAGGGTATCATATCCGGCAACGAGATGTGGGATACAATTATTGAAGGGGCCACAGAGGCTGCTATCAATTATCCCTATCAGGGTCTACAGGATTTGACCTATGGTATTCGTATGGGAGAACTTGTGACTGTCACGGCAGGTTCCGGTCTGGGTAAGTCTCAGTTCCTGCGAGAGCTTATCTATCATGTCTTCAAGAATACCGGTGACAACATAGGTATGATGTTCATGGAGGAGTCGGTCAAGAGAAGTGGTCTGGCATTCATGAGTCTGGAAGCCAACAAATGTCTGCACCTGCCAGCAGAGTTTGCATCAGTATCTTCTGAAGACTTGAAGAAACACTTCGATAGTACGTTAGGTACTGGAAGGTTATTCTTCTACGATCACTTTGGTTCCAATGCTATTGACTCTATCCTGAACAGGATTCGATACTTTGCCAAAGCTCTGAACTGTAAGTATGTGGTACTGGATCATATAAGTATCATAGTTTCTGATCAGAATGTGGCTGATGAACGTAGAGCCATTGATGAGATCATGACAAAGATGCGTACCATTGTTCAAGAGCTTGACATTGCCCTGCTCATTGTATCTCATCTTCGTAGACCCATGTCTACAGGCCATGAAGAAGGGGCTGTAACGTCTCTCTCCCAGCTTAGAGGATCGGCCAGTATAGGTCAGCTATCCGATATTGTTATTGGTCTGGAAAGAAACGGGCAGCATGAGGATGAAGTGGAAAGACATACAACAACAGTACGGGTTATCAAGAACAGGTTTTCCGGTTTGACAGGACCAGCCTGTAGAGTATACTATGGTCGTGAATCAGGTAGGCTCACAGAAGTTCATGAGGAATTTGAAGAACTAGAATAATGCATTGGACTTATAAAAGAAAACCTTTCGTTCCCGATCTTGATAATAGGTTTGGTTTTGTATACAAGATAACAAATAAGAAAACCAAGAAGTCCTATGTAGGGTGCAAGCAATATTTTATTGGTATTAAAAAGAAATCTCGTAAGCCTTCCGGTTGGGAAACATATACAGGTTCTTCCAAACATCTTAATTCTGACATGGGAAAAATAGGAAAGAAGAATTTTGCATTTCAAATTATAGGGGAGTATGAAAACAAAAGAAGTTTGAACTACTATGAATGCTTCTATCAAATGAAACTAAAAGTTCTTACCACTGTACTCAAAGGTACAGATGAACCGGCCTACTATAATAATTATGTTGGTGGTAAATTTTACAGACCTATAAGAGTAGAGGAAACATAATGCCAGTTGTCCTGCAACTGAGAGTTCATGAGAAAGACCTTGATCTTAATCCCGATGTATGGTATGTGTATACCGTTCATGAGAAACAAAAACTATCTGAAAGAAATATAATTACGATCCGTAATAAGAAATCTCTCACTACTCATTGGTCAGATTTAAACTTTGATGAAAACTCAGAAAAAATATTGGAGGATACAAATAAAATAATTTCTATTTTAACATCCCATAGTATAGTAATATTATCATTGGAAAAAATGACTAATGATCTTGCAGAAATGGAAGAACACTGTCCTAAAACAAAAGAGTTTCTTGAAAGGCAAGTGGAAAGGCTTATGAAATATGGCTATTAAACAAAAGGACTTCATGAAATTTCTTGGTATTCCAGATGAAGATTATGATCCTACCAAGAATCGTCTTGTTATTGTATTTGAAGAAGCTGACAATGAGGAAGAATTTGTAGTTCAAATATTTGATATCTCTGAAAATGAAACGAGAATATCTCTCATTAAAGAACTGGGATATGGTATCCTGTCTCATCTGTATGATGAAGATTTTGTGAATGCCATCAGAGAAGCTGGCCGGTATTCTTTCAATGCCAAGTATCCTCAATCTTCAGAAGAAAAGATTAATTACACGGATAATATAATTGAGTTTAAAAAGTTACATTAGTGGCTAACCTACTGGGAGTTTTATATAGTATGTCTGATAGTATCAATCACCCTCCTCATTATAATAAAGGAAATATGGAAACCATAGAGCTTATTAGAAATGCCATGTCTTCCATAGAATTTGAAGGATATCTACAAGGAAATATTATTAAATATATATCCAGATATAAATACAAAAATTCTCCTTTGGAAGATATACAGAAAGCAGAATGGTATATAAAAAAATTAATAGAGGAATTGGATATGCAAAATTATAAACCCAGTGATACGGAATGATACAAATGAAATCTGAAACTTTACAAACTAAACTTAATACTTTTCATAAAGCTTTTGGTCATCCAACCAATGCTGAGTATCTTCTCAGTCCTCTCAATGATACAAAGTCTCTACGCATAAAACTTTTACAGGAAGAATTTGCAGAAGTTATGGCAGCTATATACTACAAGAAAGATAAAGCTGCTATCCTGAAAGAGCTTTGTGATCTTGTATATGTTTGTGTGGGATTTGCTGATACGTTTGGTTGGAATTTTGATGTAGCTTTTAATAGAGTACATGCTTCCAATATGTCCAAGTTGGGAGGAGATGGCAAGCCTATCTATAGAGATGATGGTAAGATTTTGAAGTCAACTCATTATAAAGAACCCAATTTGAAAGACCTGATATAAATATATAATGGAGAATAATACAATGAAGATAAGTGTAGAATTAATTAATGCTATCTTAAACTATCTTTCAAAGAAACCCTTCAATGAAGTGAATGGATTGGTGGGACAACTGATGTTAGAAGTCAGGAAAGCACAAGAAGAAGATCAACAAGAGTTTTCTTTTCCTCCTGAAGAGAAATCTTCCAGCAATGAAAAAAAGGATACCAAGAAGAATGCTTCCAACTGATTACCAATCGTTCATACATCAATCCAGATATAGTCGTTGGCTGGAAGAGGAGGGAAGACGAGAGACATGGGAAGAAACTGTCACTCGCCTTCTCAACTTCTATAAAGTTTTTATTAAAGACAAACATGACTACTCCATGCCAAAGGAACTATTTACAGACTTGTATGTAGCAATGGTCACGCTGAAGATCATGCCTTCCATGAGGGCCATGATGACTGCTGGCCCTGCACTGGAACGTAATCATATTGCTGCCTACAACTGCTCCTACCTGCCTGTGGACAGCCCCAGAGCTTTTGATGAGTGCCTCTACATCCTGATGCATGGAACTGGTGTAGGCTTCTCTGTGGAGAGACAGTACATCAATCAGCTTCCTCCAATACCTGATGTTGTTGAAGAGAGTGAGACAACAATCATCGTACAGGACAGCAAGGAGGGATGGTTCAAGGGCTTCAAGGAGCTTATCAACCTGCTCTATGCTGGTATGCTGCCCAGATGGGATATGTCCAAGCTACGCCCTGCTGGAGCTAAACTGAAGACCTTTGGTGGTAGGGCCAGTGGTCCTGACCCTCTGGATGATCTTTTCAGTTTCACCTGTAGTATGTTCAAGAAGGCTGCTGGACGTAGGCTGTCCAGTATCGAATGCCATGATCTAATGTGCAAGGTGGCTGATGTAGTGGTGGTGGGAGGAGTTAGAAGGTCTGCCCTGATCAGTCTGTCCAATCTATCTGATGACCGTATGAGACATGCCAAGTCTGGATCATGGTGGGAGACAGAACCTCATCGTGCTCTGGCAAATAACAGTGTCTGTTACACCGATGGATCAGCAGACATGGGATCATTCATGAGAGAATGGACAGCTCTCTATGAGAGCAAGTCTGGTGAACGTGGTATCTTCAATCGTCAGGCTGCACAGCAACAGGCAGCTAAGTATGGCCGTAGAGATTCCTCCATTGACTATGGAACCAACCCCTGTTCTGAAATTATTCTAAGACCGAAGCAGTTCTGTAATCTCTCTGAAGTTGTGATAAGAGCAGATGATACATCAGAAACTCTACAGAAGAAGGTGGAACTTGCCACCATACTGGGAACCATACAGTCCTGCTTCACTGACTTCAAAGGTCTTAGCAGACAATGGATGAGGAATACAGAAGAAGAGAGACTTCTGGGTGTATCCCTGACAGGTATTCTTGATAGCAAGATGATGTCAAATGTGGGAAAAGAAAATATTACTTCTCTGTTGAGTAACCTTCGATTGACTGCTGTGTCCACCAATAGAAAATGGTCCAAGTATCTGGGCATTGAACCTTCTGCTGCCATTACCTGTGTTAAGCCTTCCGGTACAGTCAGTCAACTTGTGGATGCTGCCAGTGGTATTCACCCTCGACATTCCGATTATTATATTCGTACTGTCAGGGCTGACAAGAAAGACCCCCTGACAAAGTTCATGACAGAGAAAGGGTTTCCAGTTGAGGATGAACTCTTGAAGCCACAGTCCATGTCAGTGTTTAGTTTCCCAGTGAAGGCACCCAGAGGAGCCTTGACAAGAGATAGTATATCTGCCATTGATCATCTCAAGATATGGCAGGTATACTCAAATCACTGGTGCGAACATAAGCCTTCCATTACTGTTTCTGTACAGGAGAATGAATGGATGGAGGTTGGTTCATATGTTTATAAAAACTTTGATGCAATGTCAGGTATCAGTTTTCTCCCCATGAGTGAACATACCTATAAGCAAGCACCCTATCAGGATACCACCAGAGAGGACTATGAAGCTCTTCTGAAGAAGATGCCAAAGGATGTGGACTGGCAAGTCCTGTCTGAGTATGAAGAAG